GTCTCTGTGATGGACACTTGCTCCTGAAGGTAATCGTACACCAATCATAGATTCCATTACTAGTACGTGCTCTTGTACCCAAACTCCTGACCTTACTTTTCGATTAACGTACCCACTTAAAAGAAGTGTAAACTCCATCTTTGATATTTCAACCAGTGAGAATATTTTACGCTCAGTCCGTTGTATACTATGCTCTGCTTGTTTATGATCGTCTGAACAGTATTTAGACCTTCCGATCATTAATGGTTTGTTGCATTCACGGTACAAACACGTATCGAGTATATAGCTCATTTTCCCTTTCTTCGATAGGCCCATATCACAGGCGAGCGTCTGCGGTTTCAGGCAAGGTGGGAGTACCCCCTTGACCCCCTGACCCCTCGCTGCCTCGCTCCTGCCCATCTGTGGCCGCTGGCGCGGTCTGCCCCCTGTGGCGGGTTTGAGAGCACCGGATCGGTGTTGTCAGTTTAGGCAAGAATTCCTCTCTAAGACCATAAGACTGATAAGTTCCTTAGAGCTCCTACTGTAGATTGCCACAAAACGCCACTCATCAGTATTAACCCATCGGTCAACCATACTATCATACGTAGTCAATACAACATACTTGTTAGCTAGAGCACATAGCAAATCAATATTATTCCAGCACCAATCAAACATGTTAGCGGGCGCATCTACGCTAACGATATCCCAACTGAGAACACCACTGTTGGCTATATTGGGCACCCATGTAGTAACATCATTTAGAATGAGTATCCACCCAGGCCCGTACATACTAGACATTACCGCTAGCTTCTCTGTGTCAGTATCAACTACAGTAACATGAGAGATGTTAGCGTTGTGCATATGGATAGCATCGTTAGCGCCGTAGAAGCCTGCGCCGAATAAGCAAAGGCCAGAGGTACAATCCTCTAGTAAGTCCGTGGGGTATACGTTAGGCTTTAGATCAGATAGTTTCATGCTGCTACCTCCAACTCAATTTCAGTGCAGTCGCCCCAGCTAATCTCGCTCATTGAGATATCAACCGTGAGGGGCAGATTCCAGCCGAGTGTTTCTAATGCAGCGCTCTCCATAACAGATTTCATTAGACGAGCTACATCTAGAGCATCCTCAGTAGGTACATCAGCTATAATCGAGTCATGTACAGTACTGACAATAGGCACACCCATAGAATTAAGTTTGCAAAGACTCCATACGGTGAGTTCACTTGCTGTATTCTGCGGAAGAAAGTTAATAGCTTGTCGCTTGACTTCTTCAAGGTTTTCCTCTGTGATTAGATGAAAGCGGCGTTTGCCACCAAACGGTGCAACGATATCATCGCCGGTTACTACTTGCTGCTTTATCTGATCTTTCCACTCTAGTACCTGTGGGAATTGCTTGAACCAGTTATCAATATAAGCCTGCGCTTCCTTCTGCGGCATCTGATACATTTGCGAGAACATGAAAGCTGACTGCTCATAGCATACACCGAAGTTAATGTTCTTCGACTTTACGTACTGCTCTTTGGTGTAGTCAGCCCCGTAGAAAGCACTAGCAGTTTCTCTGTGTAGGCTTCTAGCTCCGTCCTGATAAATTGCAAGGAGGTTACTATCTCCACTAAGTCTTGCAATGCACCTGAGTTCGGCTTGGGAGTAGTCGGCTTGAACAAGTACGTTACCGGGGGAGGGCTTGAAGAGCTTTCTGATTCCGGGGACAACATCCTTTGCGTCTCTAGTAATGTTCTGAAAGTTTGGCACACGGCTGGAGAGCCGTCCGGTAGCAGGTCCACATGGGTTGAATGTGCAGTATAGTTTTCCGTCGCTCGCGACGAGTTTAATAAGTCCCTCAAGGTAGGTTCCTCTCTGCTTGTTGATCTGTGAGAACAGTTCCATATACTCAGCGAACGCAACTAGTCTATCTTCATACCTAGACTTGCAGTTGTAACGCCCCTCTATGATTTCTTTTCGCACCTCTTTGCCAGTAGCGCGTGCGTAACTCTTTTTGCGCGTTGACTTGAGTTGGTGTATCAACCCACAGGAGTCGTACATGAACGCCGCTACTTGCTGTGGTGAAGCAGGGTTAAATAGTTCAAGCCCAACGATCTCACGCAACTCTGCTGTAAGCTCACGCAGCTTAGGTATAACGATAAGCTCGTTGAGATCAGCCGCAGCCATGCTGTCGTAATGAAAGCCTCGTAGCTCAATGTCTACAAGTGCATTCATCAGGGGGATTTTTTGATTTCTGTAGAGCTTCCATACGGAATCGTTAATAGCCCGTTCTCGTAAAAGATGGTATAACTGCAAGGTAGCTGCACAATCATAGCCATTGTATCTGTGAAGATCGTCAATGTCGTCGGGGAGAGTTCCAGTCTCTTTATAGCTTTCGACCGACTCTGGCTCATAGTTCAACCACCCTAGTTGAGTTCTGGATAAATAGGATAACCCGTGTACGCCACTTTCGCGCTCATCAAGGCACCATGAGAGAGGGAATGTATCCTCAACAATGTGAGTTTGAATCCCATTTCTTCTGAGTAGCTTAACATCGTATACACCGTTGTGCCAGAGCCATCTTTTGGGTTGTTCGAGGAGCGCTTTGAGTTCATCCCATACCTCTACAATCACTCGTCGGGGGATTACTGTAGCGTGATCGGGGGCGGTAGAGAATCCTATACACTCCAAGTGGGGAGTGTGACCTTCTACATCAGTCGCAATAACGCCGTTATAATCCGTAAGTAAGTAGAATAGATCACGTGCGCTTGATGCCGTATCTACAATATCCACCGTAGGGTACACCACAGGTGGGGGCGGGTTCAGGGCTAGCTTAAAATCTTCCACAAGATTAGGAAACTCGTCACTGTTATACAGTACCGCAGCAGGGTTATTGGCAGCAATAATTCTCTTGCCGTTACGCTCATGCTCAACACCACGCGCCGATTTAATAGAGGTCTTACCGAGAAACTCGTTGACCGCTTCTGATCCGGCGGCGATAACGGTATCCACCTGCCGAAGTTCGTCTTGTAGCCTTGCCCTACATGCACTAATTGCTCCCTGTGGCGGGTTGTCACTATAACACAAAACGAGGTTAGTTACTAATACTTCATCGCGTTTATAACCGTTAGTGGTGAGCAGGTAGTCTAGCACTTGACCGGACGGGCCAGAGAATGGCTTACCTGTACGAACGTCATGCACACCAGGGCTACGACTGACCAACGCTATTTTAGCATTAGCAGGGCCAGTAGTACGTGCTATGCGTTCATGTTGAAGAGGGCAGTTAGAACAATCTGCGTGGGGCGCTTTACGCATTTACTCTTCTTCCTCATCTGATCGGTTAGTCATAAGACCGGCAACATAGAACGCAGTCATAATATCGAACGCCTCCGCGTGTGAAGCGCCGGAGCTTAATGCGCCTACCATAATAAAGTAGCCTACCTCACCTAAACCTATCATTCGTAGATTAGCTTCCATCCCATCCATATGCTCAATACCTTCGTTATCGTTATCGTTATCGTTATCGTTATCTAGATTGGAAATAGTCTGTGCCCCCTGCCTTCTTTACTCATTGTGATAAGACCTCGGTCTACTAGAGTAGTAAACATCACATTACCTTCGTGCGATACGAAGTGATGACGCCTCATTACATCCGTCCTTGTAATACCGGGGTAATCGCGGATACATTTGAGAACCTTATCAAGTGTGCGCTCTGTGAATGTCTTACCTGTGTTGCCCAACATATGTGCTGTATGCACTCCCCACCGTTGTATATACTTTGCCGCATGTATGATATCACGTTCTTCTACTGTGATCGCATAGTCAACAGGCTGTTGTCGAGAGGATGAGATAAGCATTGCTAGTTTGAGTAGCGATGTACTGAGCCGCACAAATGTAGGCAGAGCGATAAGAGGGTTAGCAGAGTTATTAGCAACTAAAGTTAAAGTGGTTTCGATAGTAGCAATACGCTCCCACGCTTCGGGCGTTAGCTTAGCTTCAACATCACGCTGTATTTCAGTAGCCTGCGTACCAATCTTAACCATTACTGAGTTGGTGTAGAGTTCTTTAAGGTCAGCTAATCTGATGCGGAGGTCTTCTCGTCTAGCTGCATGTTTCGTATCTGTTGGAGGTGGCCCCATAGGTCGCACCCTATCCATATCGGCTTCACCTGAGACAATGAGGAAACGGGGAAGAAAACCTGAGTAGAATAGGTCCTCGTGGACAGTCTCGTAGACTCTATCACGTATTCCACCGCCGAAGAAGATGAATACGGGTGAGACAATTGTGATCGTTTCCTTTCTGAGTCTACGGTGGTCAATAGCAGGGCAATCGTACAAGTGTGCTAGTGCCTCTGCCATACCACTAAGG